CCTGCTGTATCTCCTCTATCTTATCCTCATCATCGTCTATTAAGAGGTCCTCATCATCCATTTCCATTTCCTTTAGGTACCACTTTGTTAGTTTTCTTATATCTATTACTGGTAATGTACCATCTGGCTTTGGTGTAGCCCTATCTCCTGCTAATTGTACTAACTGTGGTAGTACCTCCTCTGCTTTTCTCATCTTGAATGCTGATGATATAGGAGAAACAAAGTCTGGGCTTATATAAACTCTTGCCTCACCCTTCCATTCAAACATCTGCTTATCAAGAGGCATTATCTTAGAACCCTTTATCTCCCTTACCTTATAGTTATCATCCATATCCTGGTAAAGGTCTATATCTTCTAGCCTCAACTCTCTCATTTCCTTCTTACCAAACTCTAATGAAGACTTCTTAGTTGGTTTGCTATAAAACTGTGTTATTCTACTTAAAAGTAATTTACCCCATGTGGTCATACCAGCCATAAGGTTGTCAGTGTACATGTTTACCATATCAGAAGCATTCTCCTTCATGGCTAGTGTGTTTGTAGCAGGTGTAGAACTCATAGGTAGGCTTAATCCCTGTGGATTAATACCTGTATTCATTACCGCCTCATCCTTAAGCTCTTCACTTATTCTAAAGGAATCAAAAGGTATACTAGGAATTTCTAACGGTCTTATTTGGTTAACATCACCTACTTTAATAAGCATGTTAGGCTCCATTCTATCCCACTGGTCGTCTACATCACCAAAGATTGTAGCACCAACAAATGTTGGGGGGTTAGTAGCAAACTTTATTCTGTTTAATCTTGCATTTTTAATAGCACTCTCCTCAGAAGACTGCTGTATTGTAATATCTCCTACCCCTAATCCATAAAAACTACCCGGATGTCTTATAAAATGAAAGGATACAAATGGAATTTGCTTATCTATATAAGGAATTGGTCCATCCTTAAGTAATACGTCCTCGTAGATTATAACTTCTGAGTCTGTCTCTACGTTATAGTAGTATATAAGCTCCCCATAACCCTTCTCTGCGTCTCTAGGTGGTTTGAAAAATGGTGAAGCATATGATTCTGTATTACTTACATTATCAATCTTCTCCAGATTTTTAATTTCTCCATTACCCTGGAACATAAGCTTTACCTGTGCTGGTGTTACATACATTATACCAGCGGCATCAGTTGCTGCATGGCTAGTACCGTGTAGGTACTGTGCATTAGGGTCTATATAAAAATCTCTTATATCCCATGGAACAAAGTCCATGTCCTCATATTCAACAATAGTTTTCTTCTCATACTCTTGGGCTGGAATCTCTCCCTTCTCTAAGTCCTCTTTCTTTATATCCATGTCCTTAGGGAATTGTACTGCCCTTGTTCTTATTGTATAAGGTATGTAAGCAATTGATGTACCAAATATTTTAGCTCTCTTCGATGTGTCTAAGAACTTATACCTGATATCAGGGTTTCTTCTTAGATAATCATCTAACATATATCTGTACGTGTAAGCCCTACCTTTCCTTTCATCCTCTTCGTGCCTAGCTTCTATTAAGAACTTAATCTCTTGCTTTCTTTCTCTAGCATCTATAAATGCTACAGTCCTATAAGCTATACTAGACCTGAGGCTACTCTCCCAGTCATCATTACCATCAAAATCAGACCACATTAAGTAGTCTTTTTCTAATAGATTCCAGTGGGAATCCCAACTCTTGGACCCATCATAATTAATTAAATTACAAGAACCCTGTCTGGCATTATACATTTGCTGGATTCTACCTTTAACCTTTCCAACAATCTTCCACTCAGACTTGTTAGTCCAGATTTTATAGTTACCTACATAATCTATGCCAGGACCATCTAAATAACGCTCTAAGGAAACTGCTTTTGTTTTGCTCATGATATTATACTTTTAAATCAATGATATATTCTACTATATTTCTTCCTCTCTGTCAAGTCCTTCGTCAGAAACTATAGGTTTGTAGTGGTGTGTGACTTGAATTGCCTCCACCTCACCGTTGATTACTTTAATTATTATTTCTCCAAACTTTAATTTTTCAAAAATATCCCTGAGTCCCTGAAATTTTGTAGAGTTGGGGAAGTTACCCTCCCCCATTTCTACTACCTCATAGACTATTTCACTAAGCTTTGGCTTTCTCATTATTGCCCTCCTTAATAGCTTTCTTCATTTTCTTTACTTCCTCTTCTTTAGCAAGTCTCTCTCTGTCTTCGTCTGTCTCAGGCATGTACTCCTCGGCCATAAGTCTGTGTACATAGCTTTCTTTCTTATTAATAGTTCTACCCTCATCATCCTTAACACGGGAGAATATTTTGTTAAATACTCCCTTAAGCCACTCCCACTGGGGTTCGGTTATATCCGCATACATAGTAGCCTTTTTAAGTGTATCCTTTGTTTCTTCTAATGGTGGTAATATTACATATATACCAGCACTCTTTTTAATCTCCTGTTCTCTTGCAATGCTACTCTCATTCATAAGGTCGTTAGAGTTGAAGGCATCCTCCTGTTCTGGAGTCCAGTACTCTCTTGGTATAAAGAACTTAATAGTGAGAATATTCCTTAGTTCATCCACTATTTGTCTTTTACTCTTGGGTTCTAGGGATTCCTGGGTCTTTGTAGTAGACCTCCCCTTGTTAATTATCTCCACCTCTTTGGAGACAAATCTCTGCCACCCTATCTGGTACTTAGCTGCAGCCTTTCTTAAGTCTGCCTCTGAAGCCTCATCCAGGTTTGGAATTTTACACTCTAGGGCTAGCCGGTTATTGTAAATTCTAACCTTCATTTAAATAATATTAATAATTTATATTCCCGCAATAGGGTTGCGGACCCGTCTGCTGTGTTTGACAACAAACTGGTCACCCACAGGGCTGTGATATTGTATCACGTATCTGAGGGCGTCCATTGCATCGTCAAAAATCTTTCTAGGAGCATCCTTTCTTTTATTAGCCAGTCTCATTGTAGGGTCTACCTCAATAGCTTCGTCGTTGTATCCATACCAGGAGTAGTTTTCAAACTCTCTTATAGTATTTGTACAATTTCTACACACAAATAGCTTAGGCCTGTTTGTTATCTTGTCCTTTTCTAGTCTCTTTCTAACATCACTTATCCCCTCGTCTACACTATCTGCTCCCTTTAAAGTAGGGGTTATATAATACCCCTGTGCAGCATAATCCATTAAGGTTTGCTTAGCCTGACTATCTCCTATCCTTTTTATTCTCTTCTTTCTCAACGGCATAACCCACATATCTTCCTTAGCCATAATAGCACTAACATGTTTATCTGTAGTCCACTCACTTTCATAGTGTTCGTCTACAACATAGGCTGTGTCTGTAACGTGGTCAAACATTACAAAGATAGCAGCTGTTGGGTGTGACGCACCAAAGTCTAGTCCTATCTCTAACTGCCACTGACTAGGTATATCCTTAGGTAGTATCTCAGGTATCACGTGGTCCTGCCTATTAAACTCTTTATAAACTAAACCACTCCTCTTTCTAAACTCTGCCTCATACTCCTGAGAGTATAGGTCGTCTCCCACCTCTTGTTTAGCAGCGTCTAATTCTTTCTTTGAAATAAAAGGATTAGTACTAGTGGGCATCTTCCAGCTCTCCCACCCTTCTGCTGTTTGTGAATAATCATAGAGTTCATAGAAGTGGTTGTATCCCCTAGGAGAACTAATAAATATAGCCCATCCTCTCTTGTCTGATAGGGCTGGCCTAATAGCTTCCTTCCATACTGGTGCCATACCATAGGTTTCCATTGCATACTCGTCTAACACCACCCCATCTAACCCACTACCTACTAAACTATCCGGGTCCTGTGCTCCTTTAAGTTCTATAATAGCGTGATTGGGCAGTTCTATTATGAGATTATTCTTTTCAATCCTACACTTATCCTGATACCACTTAGGAAATAACCTAACCTTAGCCATGAGTAGCCTCCATGCTATGTTCTTAGCCTGTCTATACGTAGGGGCTACATACCAGTATAATCCATTAGGGTTATTTAAAGCCTCTAACAGAATAGTTACTATGGCTAATAGGGTTTTACCCCACCTTCTCCCACATACAATAACCTTAAACCTAGCATTAGACCTTATAACTTCTTCCTGCCCTGCATGTGGGGCACTAGTGACCTTACCACCCTTATGTACTGTGTGCCATAGATTAATGTTAATTGCCATCATCACCCTCCTCTATAGAAAGCCCACCATTAACTATAATCTGCATGTCTGGGGTGGCCGCCTCTACCATCTTGTCTACTAATGCCAACTTAGAAATGTACTGCATCCATTGTAATTGTAACTGTTTAACCTTTACTTTGTCCCCTGTTGTTTTAGCTTTCTCAAATAAATACTCACAATTCTTAACCTCATCCCATGCCTTCTTAATCTGCATAACCCTCTGTGTAGACGCAAACTCATAAACGTCCTTAGTCTCTTCTAACCACTTCTGTGTTATCTTGTCTATCATGTAACTTATAGACTTGTTTCCTATACTCTCTATACCAAGCCACTGTCTGACCTTATCTGTTTCAATAAGACCCATCATCATAGCTGATTCTACAAGTCCTTCTAAGACTCTATCTCTTTCTCCCTTAGGTAATTCTGCCAATATAATAGCACGTACTGGTGCTTCGGCTTCGGCCAAGTGGCCAACTTCAATTGTAGCGTCTGATTTCAAAGTCTTGCTCATTGCTAAATACAGTATATCACACTCCTTCATATTTGTCAAGTACTATAGGTTTATTAAAGCTATTGACAATTCTTGAGATACATGATATACTGATACTACAATTAAATTTAGCGGAATTCAAACATCAACAAAATAAAAATTTAGTGTCTCACATAATATTTAGATGGTCCTGTGGGCGGGTAGGTTTCGCTAAATTCCTACCCCCCTACAAGGCTAAAAGAAAGGAAATAAAATGAAAAAAGAAAAACAGGAGTTATTATCAATGCGACGTAATGTTCTCGAGCAACTAGATAGGATGGCCTTTATCTCAAGGTTATCTTGGAAACTGAATGATTTAAAAAATATTTACAATATTAATACCACCGACCCAGAAGAGTTGCTTAGCTATATGCAGGATATGATGACTATAAGAGAAAGTATACTAGAGGAGGCGTATAACTTAGACCGGTTCTATGCAAGGAGAAAGGAGGAACAAAATGAAGAATAGTTTTATTTTATATCACTCTTATAAAAAACACTTTAAGTTTCTCACTAATGAGCAGAAGGGTATCCTATTTGATGCATTCCTCGAGTACTCAGAGAATCAAACAATACCAGAATTAGAACCAGTCTTAGCAATGGCCTTTAATTTTGTAGCAGAAGATATAGATATTAATAGGCAGAAGTGGGAAGATATGGCAGAGGTAAGAAGTGAGGCAGGTAAAAAGGGTGCAGCAGCAAGGTGGGGAGATAATAAAGATATGGCAAACGATGGCAAACGCATTTTGCCAATGGCAAAGGATGGCAAACATGCCGTTAGTGTTAGTGTTAGTGATAGTGTAAATGTAAGTGATAATGTTAGTGATACTTCTTATAAGAAATCTAGTATCTCTTTATTAGAAAATAGGCTATTACACAAGAAGTTAGCAGATAAGTTTGGGGTAGAGGTTAAGTATGTGGCCAATGAATGTGATATAATGTCGGATTGGCTTAAGTCAAAGGGAAAGACACAGAAGGATTACGAGGCCTTTGCACGTAACTGGATAAGGAGAAACACTACAGAGAAGGTAACGGCAGAGCCTACGCCTTACTTATAATTAAATTTAGCAGAACTTAAATGAAAAAGGATAGAGTATTTTTAGTAAGTTTGATAGTGAGGGGTTATAAGGACAAGTTTTATGGGCCACTAACTGAAGAGATGTTTAGTGAGGATGTGGACAAGAAAATATTCAGGGCTATAAAGGATGGTTACAAATTTGACCCTGATAATTTAAAAGAACTTAGGGATGTAGCGGGTATAGGGCTTGCAGACGTTGTAAGTCTATCAATAGATATTGGGGCTATGGGTGAAAGCTGGGTTCAAGAAGAGGATGTATTAGACTTTGTAAAAGAGTTTAACACACAAAAATCTAAGGAGTACTACGAGAGGGGTGAAATGGAGAAAGCTATGGAGTGCCTTAACGGAAGTGCATCTGTGCAGATGGATGTGATAGGAGACTACCAAAAGCATTTAATAGAAACCAGACAGTTCTCAGACCTAGGCCTATTAGGAATACCAACGGGTATTAGTAAAATAGACGAGGCCACATCTGGATTTAGACCTAGTAAGATTTGGGTGGTTGGTGGTTATAATGGATTTGGTAAGACCTATTTTATGACTAACATGGTTAACAAGGTATTGTCACTAGGTAAGAGAGCATGCGTAATCACACTAGAGATGTCTAAAGAGGATATAATAGACCGACTCTTAAGTGAGAGATTAAATATTGGTATATATGAACTAGCAAAGACTACAAATAAAGAGATAGTAGAAAAGGAACTAGGGAAGATAGAAACTTATATAGACTCAGGGAAGCTGATAATAGTAGATTCCCTATATGACATAGAGGCCATTAAAACAAAGCTTAGGGTTGTGAATGCAAATGGTGCAATAGACGCTTTGTTCATAGACTTTGTACAGCTTATAAATGATAAGGGTAGTAAGAGTGTATATGAATCTATAAGAAGCGTGTCTGTTGCACTCCAGGCCCTTACTAAAGAGCTTAACTGCTGTACTATACTGCTGTCTCAGATAAGTAACGAGGCACAAAGTGACACAGCCAGCTCAACCTATGGATTTAAAGGGGCAGGTGAGATAGGACAGATAGCCGATGTAGCTATTAGAATCGTGCGTGAGAAGGATACTGCCGGAGAAACGACTGATGACTATATATTAAACGTTGTTAAAAACCGTTCAGGTAGAAGTGGTAAGGTCTCCTGTAAAATTACCTTTCCTAGTGGAAAAATTACAGAGGTTCTTTCTCTAGAAGAGAAGAATGAGAGTACAGAAAGATATGATGCCTTAGAGTCATTGTTTGGCCTATAGTTAAAAAGACTTGACAAATAGCTATACATATGGTAGAATATATTATAATTAAATTAATCGGAAGAAGTTTATGCAAGACCTTGGTAAGCTCAAAAAGAATGAGTTGATAGCCATGGTGGAAGACCTCCAATTGGAGAACATTTCGCTCAAGGCAGAGGTAAAGATTCTTAGGGACAAGTTTCCTAAGGAGCCCTCGGTAGTCTATAAGGAGTGGAGGGGAACAACAGAGAGTTTTGGGGACAATGCACCCCATATAGAGTAAATAAATTTATACATTAAAACAGTGAATATAACAAACAGATTTAACATAGGCGACGTAGTATACTACCCAGCCGCAGACTTAAGAGCAGCCAGAATATTTAAAGCTGCAATTACAGGAATAATAATTAGAGAAACAGAAGGTAAGTTAGAACTCATATACCAGACTGGACAGTCCTATGGTGTAAGTGAAGAGGATATGTTTAAAACAGCCAAGCCAGCTAAGAGGAGACTGATTAATATTCTCCAAGAGAAGAAGAAGGAAGTAGCTAAGGATATAGATGGGGCCGTTAAAACAGTTGACGGTACTAAAACAGAAGAATTAGTTTATGATTTAACTGCTAAAAATGAAGAACCAAAAGAAGAACCAGAAGATGTTGAAACAACTGAAGATGCATAGTTGGGTAGATTCTACTTACCTACTAGACTTTGAGAAACATTTGTTAAGTAAATCGCTCTTAAAAAACCTACCTATCTTCAGGCAGTGGAGACTAAGTAGGGCCATAGATAAGTGGAATAAGGAAGTCTAACAAGGCAGGACCAGGTCCTGGTCCTTGTAGGGAGACCACGGGTCAAGACGTGCTCCGTCGTAGGCGAAGAGCCCTATGGGCTTTTTCATAGCGACGTTAAATGGCAGAAGCCCTAGCCAAAGAGATTAGCCCTTAAGATGCTGACTCACGGAAAGCATTTGGTCTTCCTACAGGGACAGCGGGGTAGAGCAGTGGCAGCTCGTCAGGCTCATAACCTGAAGGTCGTTGGTTCGAATCCAACCCCCGCAACCAAGGGGAGACGAGCATAGAACCCAAGGGGTAATGCCTGGAGGGTTTGACGTGGGTGCAACTCCCACCTCCTCTAATATAATTTAATACAATTAAAAATGAGTAAGATTCTTATATTTGATATTGAGATAAGCCCTATAATTTCTTATAACTGGAGACTGTGGCAGTCTGACGCTATAGACGTGGTAGAAGACTGGCAGATACTGTGTTTCGCTTATAAGTGGGCTGATGAAAAGAGAGTCCATGTGGTGGCACAGGACGATTTTAAAGACTGGAAGCCAGGCACTAACGACGATAAGAACGTGGTTACTAGACTACACGAACTGTTCGACGAGGCCGACATAATAGTAGCCCACAATGGGGATGCTTACGATATTAAAAGAGCCCACGCTAGAATGATGGTACACAAACTACCCCCTCCATCGCCTTCCAAGACCGTAGACACCCTTAAAGTAGCACGTAAAGTGGCTGGCTTTTCTTCAAACAAACTAGCCTCGCTAGTACTACAGCTTAACCTGGGGGAGAAAGACGACGCTGGGGGTATTGAAGTTATTAAAGGAGTACTTAAAGGAGTTAAAAAAGATTGGAAACACTTAAAGAAATACTGTAAGAAAGACGTTACCATACTAGAAGCACTCTACTACGAACTACTACCCTGGATGTCTAACCACCCTTCACTCGCCGTACTAGACGACCAGCCTGAGGCATGCCCTAGGTGTGGGTCTACCCATATGCGTAAGGGTGGCTTCTACACTACCAAGACCGGTAAGTATAAAAGATACCAGTGCCTTGATTGTGGCGGCTGGACTAGAGGCCGTAAACTACATAAGTCTAATGTTGAATGCCTAATCATATGAAAAAGAAAACCGCTATTAAAATACTGACCGTCATGACACTCACTCCTATGTTCTTCTTCCTACTTTACACTTATAAGGATTGGATTCTAGCTGTCCTTATATGTCTATGCCTACCTAATTGTAAACTATAACTTGTAAACTGTAATGGCCTTGGACCAGATAAACGATATACTACACCATATAGGACTGACTGCCATCCTGTTCTGGCTACTGGCTGTATTCTTCTTCTGGGCCGCTAGTAAACAAAAATAGCCTACTTAAAGTAACTCCTGAAACCCTCCACCTCCTGACTCGGTAACTCCTTTTTACCCTTTGTCATGACAGAAGCCTTTGCCTTACCTACCCCCTTTTTAGGCAATTCCTCCGCACTCCTACCCATTGCTTCCATTATGAGAGATGTTAAGGTCACACCCCTAACCCTAGCCCTCTCTATCCACTCTGCCTTCATCTCAGGCTCTATCCTTATTTGTAGCTTCACTTCTCGCATACTCATCCTGCTCCATAATTTATTACCCATAGTATAACACATGTCATGACACTATGTCAAGGGGGGGGGGCATATCCGTGGCGTGGGACCCCGCCCTCTGTATCCCCAAAAGGCAATCCGTGTGGGGAGGGGGGTACCCTATAGTGTTTACTACTGGGCTTATCCTACAGTTCTAAAAAATATACCACCATACTATGGGTCTACTACATAACATCAGCCGATAGTAGCTACCCACTACTTACTATAGGCTTACTACATAAGGATTATCCTATAGTATATACGGGGAAA